TTATCCGCTGTCTAGAATGGCTCGTAATTGTTTGCACAGCGTGTGATGATAGTATCCGTGCCGAAGGTTTGGGTGGTAGGACTGAGTGAGTAGATCGCATGCTGCCTTGCTGGCCGCATATGGGCTTACAGGTGCGAAGCCAGCAGATTCGTTTATGTTACTTCCCTTGGGAATAGGTCCATACACCTCTACAAAGGAGATTTGAACGACGCGCTTAACACTGTGCTTGCGACACATGTCGAGCACCTTCTGCGCTCCAATAATATTAGCGCCAATAAGTGTACCCGGCGTTTCCAGACTCCGGTCTACGTGAGTCTGAGCAGCCAGGTTAACTACGACATCTATGCCAAGCTCGAAGGCTCGTTCTAGTGCTACATCGTTCTCTACCGTTCCGTCGACAAATACATGATTTCCCCTTAAAAGAAATGACTCAATAATCTTCTGCCGGCTTCTGCTGCGACGAGGAGGCAGTTTATTAACTTGATAAACTAATCAGATTAGTTTCATGTTATTCTTAGTTATTAAATAGAAAGGGTGTTTGCATAACCATGAATACCAAATCCATGCCTAACATGAATTACATACAGAAAGGTAGTTTGCCTCTAAGAACTTCCCTGTTCCGAGTTCGATTCGCTGCAATACTTCTAGCAGTAGCAGGTTTACTGTTCGCCATTTACCCCTTCCTTCGTCCTTTCTCTGATGAAGTATCTCTGCAGGGCGCAACTGCATTTGCTTCCGTCGAATGGCTCGTCTCTCATCTCATTGCGATGCTTGCCTTTATTCTTCTGACCTTTGGTCTTTACGGCGTGTATGTAGTTCTTCAGGAAACAAACGTCGAGCGAATAGCATTTCGCGGACTTATCCTGAGCTGGCTGGGAACCGCCTTGACGTTGCCATTTTACGGGGCAGAGGTGTTCGGGCTCCAGGTCATCGGACAAGAAGCGGTGAAGCTGCAGACTGTGGAGTTGCTAAAATTGGCAAATCAGATTCGGACTGGTCCTGGATTCTTCATCATTATCGTCGGACTTATGCTGCTCGGCCTCGGATTGGTCATGATGGCCTCCGCGTTATGGAAGTCGCGTTTATTTCCCAAGTGGGTTGGAGTTCCACTTGCAGTAGGTTTTTTGATGTATTTGCCCCAGTATGCCGCTACGCAACCGCTACGTGTAGCTCATGGTTTATTGATTACTGCAGGCTGTTTGTGGATGGCCGTATGTATCATAAAACATGTTAACCGGGGATGGAACAAATGACTATAAGCAAACACCATATGAGATTTATTTTAGCTGGACTGATGCTGGGGATTTTGATGGCATCCATAGTTAGCCAATTGTCACGACAGCTATGGGTACGATTGTCGGCGAACTAGGCGGCTTGGATAAGTTCGTATGAGTCTCATCGGTATACAGATTTCAGAAATGGCAGAGATGTCATTTTACTTATTTTGTATCGAGCCATCCAAGGGATTGGATGTGCGCATTGATTCCGATCGCCTTCACCCTCATGTATGATCTCATGCCTGTAGAACAAAGGGGAAAGCTTGGTGGCATTTTTGGCGCTGTATTCGGCCTTGCAAGTATTTTCGGACCCGTATTGGGGGGGGCATTTACGCTTGTCAGTGCTGTCGTCAGTCTCATGATCGTGCTCAAGCTCGGGGGTAAACTGTTTCCTTGGGACTCACTCCCAATCATTGGTTTATTCTCTGCTTTCGTGGTGCTGGTTATTCTATTCTTCGTAGCGGAGACTCGTGCTGCCGAACCTATCATCTCATTGCAAATGTTCTCAAGCCGTCTGTATTCAACAAGCAATGCTATCGCTGTCACTGCGGGAACAGCTTTTGTTACTTCCTCCGTCTATATTCCCATCTACATTCAGGGTGTACTTGGCGGTTCAGCAGTGGAATTCTTACAATAGTCATAATTTTATCTCTCCCCATTATGTATTATAAATTGAACGTAATCTTAATTTATTGGAATAGTCAATAGAAAAATGAAAAAAATTAACGTATATGTCATAGTCGAAAAGGCCTCTCAGATAATCCTGAGAGGCCTCTAAATTATACAATTGTGGTCAAAATGTGGTCTTTCAGGGTTTCCTATCAAGGAAACCCTTGATGCATAAGGGTTTGTGACCCTTATTACATCATGCCGCCCATTCCATGTACATTAATATGTCGTTTCCCGCGAAATGATCAAATACACCACGAACCTTTATATTTCAAGGGTTCGTGGTGTATTCTTGTCCGGGACAAACAGTTTGTTTATTCGCGTTTCCCATAACTTAATGTCGCTCCTGTGGGATGGGTGTGGGATGGAGTCGATTTGAGACACTTCCTACTCTTGTTTTCATTTCACTTGTTTCAACATCTCTTCCGCACTATTCTGAATCACCCTAAACGGTCGAATACCTGTGGAATATTTACCTACACCGATGATCCAAACATAGGGAAACACTTTCTTATCTTTAGGCTGCCACGACTCCTTTTGCCATTCGCCACTATTGTAGTAAAGTTCATAACGGTCAATCTTAGCTTTCATAACCTTATCCGTGTATGTTGTGCGCTGGACCTCCACGAAAAAAGGTGTTCCCTTCCAAATCATAAAGATGTCAGGCTCCATGTATCCAGTTCCGTATTTTGGTTCAACGATAAATTCTTTAGGTGTGACACTCCTGCGAACGTCTTTATAAAACTGAGCTATTAATAGGAAGTGATTTATTTTTTGTGAGTCCTTTTTCATTTTTAAAGCATATGGAAAGTAGATGTATTTCCTACGTTCCGTAGAACATTTAATGAGTCCATCCCTCCGCATTCGCTTAAGAACAATATTCGCCTGTGTTATAGGCTGTTTCGTATGAGAGAAGTGCAATTCAGCGACATCGTCACGAGTTAAGCACCTGAAGCGTTCTAGGTCGTTCAGGATAACCTTATCTCGTGCATTCATCCTAACATACCCATTTCAATTTCATCCTCTTCATTATCTCCTTCAACCTCCTGTGATTCCTCTGTGATGTCAATGCGATCACCCTTGTCAACCCCGCCCTTAGACCACTTGAAAGGCGCTAGTAAAGCCCTAGCCTCTGGCACACCAAGATAAGACCCTTGGACAGCGCTGATTCCGTCAAACTTCATGTACATCTTGCCTTTTTCGCTGTTTTTAATATGGGCAGACTCGCCACTACTAATAGTTATACGACTGTTGATTTCGTCCGAATGCCTAAAGCCAAACCGCACCGTTAGATTATTTTTTAACTTTCCATCAAGCACATTAGCGTCAGGGCGTTGCATGGATAAAATAAGATACACCCCTAAAGCTCTGCCTATCGTACTAATCCATTCGATTCCGTCCATGATGTCGCGGTCTTTTTTAAGCAAAGCCACTTCATCAATTGCAAAAACAATGTATGGCGGTCTGATTTCTTTTGGGAGTTGGTTAACGTGTTCCATTTCGTGCAATTCTAATAGCCTTCCGCGCTTTTCCAGCTCTCTTTGTAACTTCATTACAACTCGTAATATTTCAGGCGGTGTTGTCGCTACATCTATGGCTATGCCCTTGAAAAGATGAAATTCAGACCTTTTCAGATCCGCACAATATAGTTCAAGTCCATCAACGGTTTTTATCAAGGTAGTTAAAACGGAACGGATGCATGCAGATTTGCCACTGCCCGGTTCCCCTGCAATGAGCAAATTAGGATTAGGAACCATATCGTACACAACATACCCATTTCGATCCTTACCAGCATATATAGGCAACTCAACCCCCTGAACATGTGTTTTAACAGCTTCTATGTCATAACTGTACTGTTCAACAGATTCGCCGTAAGCTTTCAATACGAACGTCCTAGAATCGTCATTCATGTGCAGCTCCGAAAACTCCCCAAACACTTGTTTAAACAACCATTCCTTTTCAGTTACAACAGAAGGATCGATTCCGATAGGTAAAGTAAACACAGCCTCATTCCGATCAAAATACATCTTAACTCTTTTAATCTTCGGATAACTTCGGAGCTCCTTCTTTTTATATCCCACGATCTTTAAGAAAACTTCACCTGTTTTAAATAATCCCTCTAACTTCCTCCTCATCACATTTTCAGGCAAACCACGATATACCATATATGCAGATGTCGCACTACCCACAGCACCAGCAAGCAGCGTTGTTGAACTTGTGATCATTCACTTCCCTCCCTCACTTCGTTCCTCCGCTCCGCTCCGCTCCGCTCTAACATTTCTTTAAAACATTGTCATATCAAACCCTTTTGCTTGTATTACATAGGTATTGATAAATGAGTATTTATCCATGTAATTAATTGATTTCTACATAAGTAATTGGAATTTAGTTGCATAAGTAAGTGCATATGTTACCAAGTGCCATTTACATGTAGTATCATCCCTGCATACCTAAACAAATCACGCCAAGCGGACAAACATATCCCAGCACAAACTACGTGGGTTAGGATCCTTAATCCCAGCACATAACCCCCATGTCCTGCATACTCCATACGCCTTTCGATCATATGAGACGCAACGCCTACAGCTGCCAAACCAATAAATGGGGTCCAGCTCAATACCAACATTTCATTTATCCTCCTTCAAAAACTCTTCACAGGGTCCACATAAACGATAACCGTGCTCACCAATAACTGTTAACTCACGATCCGAATCAATATTTTTTTCGCACCCTTCACATTTACACATACGATCATCCCCCTTATACAAATCCTAATAAGTCGAAATCAACACTTATATTCTTCACTGGCTCCTGGATTAAAGGAGTTCCTTCGCGTAACTGATCAATATCCCTTTGAATTAGTCGCTTGATAAAACCCGACTGATTAGGTCTAAGCTGTACGTACTCATAAAATGCTCGCTGATCAGGGTCCAAGATGTTAAAAGCAACCTGAACGATCTTGATCTCTTTAGCCATATAACTTCCTCACGATCATATAAAATACCCGAACATTCGCAAATTCTGGTGGACCATCAATCAACATAGCACCAGTAAAGAATTGTTTAACGTGTGATAAAAGAACCTCAGCTCCACCACCACAAAGATAAACTACATCCCCCGCCTTCCATCCATTGGCCAATGCTCTGATTGCGATTTGTCGAGCGAATGCTGCAGGTTGTGTTGATCTGACTGTTTCCATACCGGTTCCCAATGTGAAGCTGTGTTTATCACTGAACTTACGATCTATTACTGTTCCGAAATTAATTGTACCGCTGCCGATATCGATTACCCGAACAACCCCGCCACCTGGCACCAATAAACCAACACTAACTCCTTCTGCAGCTACCTCACACCGTTTAATCACGATCGTCTTTTTCTTTCCATTTACCGTCATTTCATGGCGACCTAATAACATTTCTTTAATGGCCATCTTTTCGGGTTCGGTATGCATGCTGATTGGCTGGCCTACAACGATACTGTGCTCCGCCCCTTCCGCGAACTGATGCAATGCAAGCAGAACCCGCAATCGTGCGTCCGGATGTGCCTTTGTTTCTCCTTTCTGACTTTCGCTAAATTCACTCTCCATGAGCGCAAGAGTTCCGGCAAAGCCCTTTTGACCGTTGTACTCAAATTCAATGCCACCATCACTTTTTAAATTGCGATCCCTGTATTCGCCTATTGCTGATGAGAATTTATGGAACGTGTTACCGTCATAAAACTTAGTTTCAAAGTTACCCGCATCAATCGCCACTATCATGTGATCCCTCCTAGTTGTATAACCAGTTGCCTAACCAATCTGTTTTAAAGCTATTAGTTATGTTCCTAGTTCTATATCTATGGGGTACGGCTTGGTCATAATGACAACATTTCTTGACTTAAAGGTATATATTTTTCACCCTTTGTCCACACTTGGAACTATAAGGGGGGGGCGTTAAGTATGTCATTGGGATTGAATAAACCGCGTTCGAAATTAGGGAAGTGGTTGGATCGAAGAGGTATTAAACAAGATTGGTTAATAAAGACAAGTGAGGTCAATAAACAGACTATATCCTCAGTTTGTAATGATGGCGGATATATCCCGAGCGGTAATACGATGCAGAAAATAATAAAAGCCCTTCGAGAAGTTGACCCTTCCGTCAAGGCTGATCAATTTTGGGATTTGTAAATGTTGTTTTATCATGGAAACTTTTACCTAAATCTGGTAGACTAGTCCTGAATTCGAATATTGGAGGGGATTAGTTTGTCTCAAATATTAAAGGTGCTTGGTATCATATCAATTGTTGGTGGTATCATCTTAGGGATTGTGTATGGTGCGAAAGATAGTCCTGCGGCTATAGTGTTCAAAGTTGACGAGAGTTTCCGTTTTGTGGTCGCTTTAACATGGTGGATCAGCGGCGCTATCTCAGGGATATTATTCTTAGCCTTTGCATCGATGCTAGAATATTTACAATCCAACAACGCGATGTTAAGGGAACTCTCGTCACGCGTGCCATCAACTCCGCATAAACCATTGGGTAACAGTAAAGCTTCTCTCGATTCGGCAGTTGGATATAAAATGAAAACTTCGGATTGATTAAACAAAAACCACTTTGGCTTTATGCCACCTGAAGGAGATCGCTGAAGCACATCCTGACAAAATAGTGATAACTGAGCCAACACTAAAATGGATTAGATCAACTTTTAAACATGCTTGGGAAGGTGGTAAAATTGAGGGATTGGATGAGGCTTATGCTAACGCTAGAAAATGGATTGGCCAATAAAAAAAAAGCCCACCAACCAATAAAGGTTAGTGGGCTTTGAATTATCCGTTTTTTTTTGCTTGACCTGAAGCTACTCGCAATAAATCTGCCAATCTTCCTATTTCCATTCTTTCCGCTGGAGTCTTAGCAACTGCATGAGCTAGTTTTAAATAGGCAATAACTCCGTTTGCATCAACTGGTTTCATTTCAAGTTCCTCCTTTTCCTTTTCGAAAATCCAATATTGTTTAGCTTCACCTTTGAAAACTGATTCTCTAGCTGTTACTTTCCCATCGTTACGTATGCCTTGATCAATTAACCCATCCGATCCGTACTTGGTATTGTCATGGTTTGGATCGTATACATCAATCATTCCCTTTGCGGTATTAATCCTGACTAAAAGGACATAATGACCTCCACCCGTGAAATGACCTTTGCCCATAGATGCAACAACTAATTTGCCAGTAATAAGAGCTTTCTTAACGTCGTCAAGGCTGCCCGTTTGCTTACAAATCAGCCCGTATTGTTTTGCGATGCTTGCAAAGTAACCCCAAGACGTACCTTCATTTTGCGTACGAAACCCGTTTTTAATAGCGTAAGCCGCCGCCACTGTAGGCAATACAGCTTTACCAGTTAGTGAACTAATGGCCATTGCCGCACTTGTTGGACCGCAAGCAGATGTTCCAATGGTTTGGGACTTGTCATTTCGAATGGAGTACAAAACGTTTTTCCATTTAGCATCTTCTTGACTGTAGTACACTAACTTACTCATCCGCACCACTCTTTTTCACCTGTTTAACTAACTGATTACCGTATACCGCCACGGCTCCACACATAATACCTTGCAAGATGGCTTGTACTGTAAAGCCTAGTAAAAATACAGCAAACACAACGGCAAACACGGTAACGATATAAACTATAGTCCAATCAAGTACCTTTGGTGTTTGTTTTAAAATGTAACCAATGACCCAACAAGCAATAACCACAACCATTAATTCAGCGCTGATAAATTCTAATATTGCTGACCATTCCATATATTAAACCTCCCAATTTTTAAATGTGCGTAACAGTAAACACGATCAACCCCACGGATAAACTAAACAAAGCTCCGATGACTAACGCCACAGCCCACGTTGGACGACCTTCGTTTATCTCTTCAAGTTTCCCAAAAATCTTATCGAACTTAGGGCTGAGGTTGTCCATTTTGCGGTTCATTTCAGTTTCAAAGCTAGTTTGTTGATTTTTAAGCATCGTCATTTCTGTCTGTAAAATAGCGATCGCGGTAAGCGCCGTACTGTTTTCTTTAGCGATCACCGTCGCTGCAGCTTGAGCCGCTTGTGCCACGGCCTTTGCAGTAGCCTCCGCTGCCTGTGCCACAATGCTTGCTGTAATTTGTTCCTGGGTCTCGGTAGCCATTTAATCCCCTCCTATTCAATGAAAATAACCCTCAGATCGGCTCCGAGGGCAAAATAAAAACACCTCAATGGGTGCTGTTGATATTGCGTATAATCGTCCGTTTGTCTTACTGTGGGTTAGGTTCTGTCCCCATAATCGTTTGGGATTCTTCCAAGGTTATAAACCCCCTTGTTACTGCTAATTCTATTTGTGCAACACTTGCCCGACTATTAACCCAATTGCGTAAAAACAGTTCGTAGACAGCACCCATGATTACATACCTCCTAGCATAAGTTGCATAATAACTTCATCTTGACTCACTTGTGACATTTCTAACTGTTCCATTCTAGATAATTCAATTTGTGCATAATCAGGAACGTACTTTTTCTCCGACCATTGTCCGTCTTCATATTTGCGTAAATTATAATAATCAAAATCAAGCGTATCTATTTCAACATGACGACCACCACTTATCATTCCCGATGTTTGTATGACCGCTATACAGACGTTGTTTTCATTAAGTTGAGCTAAAAATATCATGTGTATTCCTCCTCTTTTATTCAAACTCTATGATTTGATAACATACTACACCTTGTCTGGAATTGGGTATAACTAAATGAAAAGAAGTTGGGCTAATTATAGTAGCTCTAACATTATTAAGAGTGCTGCCATCACTTCCAAAAAAATTCACACTGTTGCTTGCAATTATAAAGGATTTACTAAGGTTGATAGGATTTGGAATATTTCCATATAAATTACTTTGCCCACTCAAAGTACCTCTAACTAATGATTTAACATTTTCAAATTCTATGACTTCGAATGCGATAATCACATTCTTTGACTCATCACCCTCGATGTTATGCCTAGTAAATCTTAAAGTCTTACTATCAATTATTTCTCCTCTAATCTTATTCATATCCATAAATGCGGATTTGGAAGTAGAGTCAAATTTTAATATTGCCTTACTTAAATCCAATTCATTTACTGTAACATCAACACTAAGTAAGGTTACCGCAATAGACGCGCCGCCTCGTTGAACTCGTTTCACACCTCCCTCTGATCCGCTATCTGCCAAAAAATCCGTTCCAACTTTTCTGAACGTATATGGTTTTCCTGCTAATAATTTGCCTGCAACATAGGCAACACCTTTTTGATCTTTTAAAGCCACAGCGCCTTTACCATTGATATTTAGTGTCGGACTCGTTTCGTTTTCTACGTGCGGTACAATCGTAATCCCGAAAAATTCAGGAATACTTGCGGGCACAGGGTCAAGAGTAACTGTGTATGCAGTCGCTGTCCCGCTTGTCGATGCAATTCCCGGATGCTTTATATAATCTGCCTTATGCGCATTAAAGGATTCCGCTGTAGCAAACCCCTGATCTTTTACCGATGCAATAAAAGCATCCCATTGTAGTTGGAAGGTTGCAGTATCCACTCTGATTAGCGAGTTAACCAAACCACAAACTGCTCCATTTAACCTTTCGTCAGTAATGTTAGCTGGAAGCACAATAGACGTATTGGCTTTCACGCGAACTTGCGCGAGAGATAAATCATAAATGTTCCCAGATCGAACAAGCGCAGGGGGTGTAGGGGTCGAACCTGCTAACCCTTGCAATACGAGCGCCTTAATAGACCTCGAAGGTGTGCTTGTGTCTAGCCTCAGAATTACCCTATCAATCCTGTCCTGAGTTGTTGCCGGGCTAACCGGAAGTACTACCTCCGAATCGTATACACTGTATACATACCCATTTATCCAAGCGCAACCCGGGCTAATACGGATATTTGCATCATTGCCGATTGCTGTGACGTTTAAGTTCAGCCCGCCGTTAAATACGCCGCTGGTGATAAAACGAGAAAAGTATTCAGCGAAATCACGCGCTGGATATTCTCGGATGTCATCTGATGTTGAATCAAAAAATCCACTCTTTTGTGGCATTCCTAATCACTCCTTTTTACATCTGATCGAAGTTGTTTCATAAACTGTGTGATCGTTGGGATTTCATCCCCTAAAGCGACCTCTATCTTTGATGCTGGCTCATAGATTTCTTTAACCTCTGTGATGCGACTGTCCATGGCAAGTCTCCATTTTCTATTTTGCTGAGTCACGCGATCCCCGAGATCCCAATCCCTTTCGTAAACAAAGCTACCTGTGTTTAGGACCTTGCCATTGAATGTTTGGATATGCTTGTGCTCTGCAAGCTTTTGAGCTCCGAGTTCCATCAGCTCTACGACATCCTCAGCGGCAGTACAATCAAGGAATACCTCCCGCCTTTCAAGTCCAGAAGAATTCCCAATCATCTGTATGAGCCGATCCTCCTCCTCGCCCTTACCTCCTGCATAACCAGTGTTTTTGTATTGGATGTACGAATCCACATATGATTGAGATTGAATGTTGTCAAACTCATGAGAGAAAATAACAGGCGGGTGAATGGATTGACTAGTTGTTAAGTCTCGTCCTGTTAAAACATTGAAGACCCACTTCTTACTCGCGAAATCTAACGCTACTTGCCAGCCAATATCGCACCATTCCGCGATCTCTCGAACAACCTTATCCAGCTGCTCATACCGACTTTGCCAAGGTGTTACCTTCCCACGTGCCTGATCGGGAGCAATAGCAAAAAACGGAATCTTCCGCGCGGCGTAAATGCCTGTAGCGTAAGTCCCGTTTACCATGTGGTTATTTATATAATGTTTTAGTACGGTTTCAGCAGATCCGCGCACTCGGTCATATGTGTCCGACAAGGTCAAGCGCCTATCAAATACACCGCCGAGAGTAGGACCCCTAACCGTTAGCACTTCCATGCCCTGCTCATCTTGATTGATCTCACTGTGAGTTATGATGCCTGATTTGTGCGGCTGGTTGTTGACTAAGATTACACGACCTTCAATTAACTGATCGGTGTAATTCTTGCCGATATTGATGTGCATCTCGAATTCTCCAGCACGGTAAAAACGCCGTGTGAGTTGCAAACTTTCGTAATTGTCTATTTCACCGAGTAAATTAAAACTCGTGTCCAATATTCGAACCGATGGAGCACCGATAACATCACACCCCTATAAATCGATTGTTCCAATACACCGTAACATTTGCTGATTGCTGATCGGAATCATGATCACTGCCGTACCTGAGCATGTTTTGCCCGGGTTGGAGTTGAAAGAACGTACTGCCCATATCGATGTAGTGAAGCACGTTTGTTCTTGATCCGTCTGTATTCTCGACTTCCAACCGCTTATTTCCCATAGCTGTATTTATATAAAACACATCATCAGCTGATAATTCATAATTGATTTTAATAAATTCGCCCGTCGTCTCACTGATCACAGTTGGATTAGTGGCAGGACCTTGATAACGTATCTCCAATGCGGTTTCAACATCTCCAGTATTCATAAACGTTCCTCGATAAGCCGAGAAAGCGAACTGCGTCGGTAGCCGCAAAGGGAAAGTCATACCTCCTGCCTCAAACTTAAGGCCCTTTACCGTCTGGGTCTCATCCGAGAAATAGGGGTCGTTACATATAAAGCTGATCGTAAAAAGTTGGTAATCAACTATTCGATCATTAAAAATGGGACTCTCATCACAGATAGCCTTAATCGCAAAGCTACGGTAGTCATTTGTATACACAAATTTACCTGGCCCTAGTTTTGAATTTAAGACCCTTGATAGCTGCCTGCGCTTTTCGTACATCTCTTGGCGGTTGCTGGCTGATATCCAGCCCGTGATTGATAGGGGCCTATCTGCAAGCTGTATATCAACATAGCTACTTCCATCCTGATATGGGGATTTGGTTGATTTAATATCTGCAGGCGGTCCTCCCAAGCCATCTATATGCGTTAAGCGATAATCACCGGAGGCGCCAAATAAAACACTTTCGCCACGCGAGTTAGTAAACGATACGGTTTGCATTCGACACCTCCTATAATTTATTTGCTAACTGTTGAGCTACTTTTGTACCTGCAGCCGATACCGAGCTTGGCGAAGTGACTGGCGCATAAAAATTACTGACTGTAGATATTACCGTGGCTTTAGGTATCGAACCGGAAGAGTTTTGACTAGAGCCTCCGCCACTCCCCGAACCACCACCACCGCCCGAAACTGCCGCTGTCGCCACATTCATTGCGGATATCGCTGAACTTCTCACTGAATCAATCTGAGCATTAACGCTAGCAATAAGTGTCTGTATTTGATTGACCTTTTCCGCAAAGCCTTGATACATTTTTTCGCCAAGTGTCTGCCCAGTGAGATTGTACGAGTCCCCGAATTCTCCAAGTAGCTTGATGATCTCCGTTTGCTGTTTTTGGATAATCATTTTTTCCGCTTCTGCTTGGATTGCTTTTGCTTCCAGCAACTTAGCATAATGAGCTTGGGTATCGACAAGTTGTTGGTCAAGGGATGCCTTTTGATCGTTGTAGATTTGATTTATCCTAGCTTGCTGTTCTTCCATATCGAGTTGCATTAGCTCTTTCTGGACAGCTAATTGTTCCTTTATGGCGTCTGTCTTTTCCTTCAACTTGTCCTTGAGAGCTTGTTGTTCAGCCGTTAGAGCTTCCTTCTTATCGGCTAACTGCTCTTCCTGGTGTCTCTTATCCTGAGCTGCCAATACTTTGTTAATTTCATTTTGGAGCGCTATCCGATTAGACTCATCAGGCTCATAATCTCTCTTTAAGGATAGTTGATTGATTTTCTTAGCATCTGCCGCGTCCAACTCAGCCCGAGACTTTTGTTGTTCTCCTTTATTCAGAGCATTGAGTTCCGCCTGTATAGCCTCGATCTGCGCATTAATCGTTCGATTTAGTTGTTCAATCTCAGCGTCAGCCGCCATCTGAGCCGACTTGATGCGCGCGTCATAGACTGTCTTAATGGAGTCTAACTGTGCCTTCTTCCATTCTTCATTAGCGGACTGAGCATTTTTAATACTTTCTTCTGCTGCTGATTTCTCCGCCTGATATTTAGCTTTCAACGCATCCTGAATACCTTTAGATGTATTGTTTATGCTATCTACTTTGGCTTTTTTCTCATCCTCCAGAAGCTTCAAAGACTCTTTATTAAAATCCTTCTGAAGTTTAAGGCGTTCGTTAGCTTGTTTTCTGACTTCTTCGGTCACTTCACGCTCAATATCCTTTTTCTCTGCAGCGGAATATCTATCATCTACCATGACCTTCTTGAGGTAATTGTTATTCAAATAAATTTGATCATTTAGCAATCTGTCCTGTAACTTGTAGGCTTCCTCGGCGCTCAACGTCTCGCGTGCTATGCGGTCCTCGTATGCCGCTTGTAACTGTTGACTCACATATTTAGTGGCATCTTCTCGCAACTGCTTTTCAGCTTCAATTTTGCGCTTTGTAGCCTCATATATCCTGTCATCGATATCTTCGCGCTCATCAGCAGAGTCTGTATACAACTTCTTAATACGCTTAAGGCGTTCGATTTCATCAGATATGGTCAGCTTACCTACATCCTTGGATCGCTCATAATCTTTCAAAGCACTTGCAAGAGACGCATCGCCCAACGTTTTCTTTACACTGTGGATCTTCTCTTCGATCTCCATACGCTCGTCGGCTGTTTTGATATATTTAGTCCGTATAGTTTCGAGTGACTTTAATTCCTGTTCGGCAGTAAGCTGATCAAGCGCTTTGAGGTGTTCGAGTTTCTTGTATGCTTCGTCCAGCGCTTTGTTTTCGTATGCTTCTTCTCCTTTTGCCTTGGGCGCTTTTACAGCCTTGGGCGTCTTAACTTTAGGAGGATCAACAGATGGTAACTTAGGCGTGACAACAGGGGGTAACTTAAAGTCTCCTGGCTTCATATCCAAAATAGCTTGTAAACTAATCGCTTCCGCTCTCAAGGCGTCTAATTGGATATTCATCTTTGCGACTGCAACCATAGCCAGCCCGCTTGCCCCGCTAATCGCCATGATGCCGTAAGAGATAGCTAATGCCGCTTGTTGTTTAACGATAGATGACTCGATTTCCTGTTTAGCCTCAGCCGCTTTAGCCTGTATCAGAGCCCATTCCGTTTGAATTTCTCGTTCCTTAAGGAGTAATAGCCCTTTAACAGCCTCGGCATTAACTCCTGTTGCATCTGTTAATTGTGGAAACATATTAGCTAGCGCAGTCTGAGCAACGTTATATTCTTGCGATCCCTTTTTGGCAGATTGATACGTAGCTAATAGATTTTTCGTGCTTGTTATTTCTTGTTGTTTCACAGCGATTTTACGAGCTGATTCATTTATTTCGATGGCCGTTTCGCGATTTGCGTCCTTGATGGCTTTGGTGTGGATAGCGGTAGCATCTTTTAACTTCTTCATCGACACCGTCGTTAATTCTCCGGTCTCGGTCATAAATTCAAGTTTTACCCCAGCATCAGCGGCAGACTTCTTTAGGTCTTCGAGACTAACACCCAACTCGTCGGAAGCTATGCGTAAAGCCATCAAGTTGTCCCCTGTCTGACCAGCGTAAGTAGCATTAGCGATTTCGATAAGTTTTTGGTATGTTTCCGTTAACTCATCGAGTTTATCTATTTTTTCCTGTGTCGCGTCCACCTCAGCGCGAGTGATGCCATTTGCCTGTACCGCTTGTAATTCTTCTTGAGCTTGCTTTAGCTCCTCTGTGGCAACTTTTGCACTGTGGATACTTGATCCTACTGTGATAGCTACCGCCGCTAGAGCAGTCAATCCAAGCACAACGGGGTTTAGCATCCATGTACCAAACGCAACCCCGAGCTTAGTTACGGCAGGTATGAGCGCACTGACCGATATTAACAGTTGCCCGGCTAAGATAAGCAACGGACCGAGTGCCGCCGCAAAAGCGGCTACAGCTACAACAGTTACCTGTATAGAGTTAGGTAAACTAGAGAACCACTCCGCAGCTTTAGCAAGTGCTTGAATAACGGGTTCGAGGGTGTCCATTAACGTCAAGAGCATCGGTACGAGCGCGTCACCTAAAGTGATTGCCGCTTCTTTTAACTTATTATTAAATATATCCATCTGTGATCTGAACGACTCATATTTTTTCTCAGCCTCGGTTGTTAAAGCTGTATTCTCTTCCCACGCTTTTGATCCTGTTTCAATGGCTTGTCTGAACAAGTCTCCAGCTCCAGCAGCACGGAGTAAGGAGTCCCGAACGCGGATGTCTGCCATTCCCAAGTCTTTCAGAACACCAAATACATTTTCTCCGCTGTCAGACAATCCTCTTAGGCCTTCTATAAACGTGACTATCGCCCCTGCGGCGTCTGTCTGGAATGAGGTCTTGAACTGTGATGCGCTCATACCTGCAACATCCGCGAAGTCCTGTAAGTCCTTACCGCCTGTCGCTACAGCGCTGGCCACCTTTACCATTACGTTACTGACCGCTGACCCTCCAGCCTCCGCTTCGATACCGACCGAGCTTAATCCAGCAGAAAGTCCGAGGATTTGCGCTTCTGTCATTCCCAATTGATGACCGGCACCTGCAAGGCGTAATCCCATAGCGGTAATTTCGGATTCAGTAGTAGCGAAGTTATTACCCAAAGCTACAATGGTTGATCCAAGACGATCAAAATTCTGTTGCGGCATCTGAGTTATGTTAGCGAGTCTAGCCAAGGATGTTGCTGCTTCTTCCGCTCCCATGTTTGTCGCGACACCTAAATCTGTCATGGTACGAGTAAAGCCTATTAATGACTCATTCTCAATGCCGAGTTGCCCCGCCGCTTCCGCAACCCTTGCAATCGCAGTTGCCGCCGCCGGGATCTCTGTGGCCATATCTCTTATTTCCTCTTTAAATCCAGCCAATTCTTTTTCAGTGCCATTCACTGTTTTCTCTACGCCTGTCCATGCAGTATCGAAATCCACACTAGCTTTTGTAGCCATAGCACCAACGGCCGCAAGTGGAGCAGTCACCATAAGGGTCATGCTACGCCCTACATCGGACATCTTCCGTCCTGCTGTTTCCATCTTCTTGGCGGCTTCGTTAACGGACGTAGAGAGCTTATCCCATGCTGATGCTTGCTTTGCAATATCGCTCTCTGTAGTTTTTAACTCATTGTGCATCTTGTTGTATTGAGCAACTAATTTATTCAGTTCCACTTCAAGTTTTTGCGTCGCTTGGGCATCCGCGCCTTTTACAGATGCCGATTCTTCAAATCGTTTCTTGACCATTAAAATCTTCTGAGCTTGGATCTCCATTTGTTTGTTTAAAGAGTCTGTTTTTGCTCTAAGCTGTTCCTCTGCTGTACCCATTCCCGCTAGTTTTGTTGATACAGCCTGAAACTCTGTTTGAGCTGTCTTCATTTGCCTGTTAAGTGCAGCCATCGATTGTTCGACACCTGTATCGTCAATAGACAACTTCGTGACCAGGTTAGCTACTTCTATTTCATCTGCCAATACCACCACCTACCTCGTTAAATAAATTGATCGATATACGCCGCTGAGTGCGTCGGTTCTTCCGTTTCTGCTTCCCCGAGACCATTCACTTTCTGATGGATCTCCAACAACGCGAATAGCTTTTTAGGTGTGCAACGCCAAAAGCCCGCCTCACTCATTCCGAGTAGGACGGTTCCTGCATAGCAAAGATAAGCCCAATCCCAACCACTATTTGTGTCAATGGGATGGGATTGGGCACCTAGTTTTTTACTTCTCCTAGGTTCCCTTTTGCGGCTTGAAGTATTTTTTCAGACAGGCCTATAATGTATTCCGGATCAACACTTGTGAGGAGACTTCCTAACTTCTCGACAGTTAGATCCTTATCCTCGTGAACTAGCCCTGCCCACAAAAACGCGCGAACAGTTTTTAGTGATCCAGTACCTAACGCCGCTAACCCCTTTTTGTAATCTCCGTACATTTCGTCTATTTCGGCGAAAGCATTAAAGTCGAATATTAAAGTCCTTCCCTTGTCCAACATGATCGGGATTTTAATTTCTCTGATATCGTTTGCCACGTATTTTCCTCCTAATAAAAAACGCCCTTACCAGTAATGGCAGGGCATTTCGAGTATATTTAATATCGTTCCTTTCGAACTTTGATTATGGTTATAAGCTAGCTATGAACGATCCTATTTTAGCGGCTAAAAGTCTGTGCCCCTCCGCGTTGGGATGGGTCCCATCGGGTATATAGGCCGTTTTAAACGCCGGGAAATCGGCTGGCAATCCGCCTGAATTGAAAAGATCCAGACAAGGGATGGAATAAAAAGCCGCTACTTCTTTTATAGCCTGCACGAATGGTAATAACAGTTCGTACTTCCCAGTTCTCTGGATCGGTGTGAACACACCAATTTTACGCGTTGGAAATTTGGTTAAGAGCCCCATCAATAACACGTGATAAGCTCCGTAAAATGTATCCACCGTTCGGTCTGCCATAGTACCAATCGGTACGTAGGTCGGTCCATAACTTGCTGCATCGTTAGTGCCACCAAACACGGTTATGATGTCGGCATCAACAACTGATGTGTACCGCAGTGCCATGGATTGATGAGCGTCTGCGGAATCGTACTTAGCAACAGTGGACCCTGCAACGCTAAAGTTATTCACCGCCAACATTCCGTAAGCTTCTTTAATGTACTCGTGGTATATCTTCGTGGTGAGCTGATTAGTGCCAATGCTATCTCCAATTGCACTCCATGTCTTCCCGCCCAGTTTATTGGTTTCGAGTGCCAATTCTTTAACGTATTGTTTCGTGGCGAGTGCGTTATCTAGTTCGGTAACTGCGACGAAACTGTCACCCGCATTCTTTTTATACATCGCTGTCGCATTAACCCTTGTTGCCTTTACTCCACCGATCTCAAAGGTTGCGTCATATAAGAGGATTGAAGTGGATAGGGCACCAACCGCAAAAGAGAAGTCTGTGAAAATGTGTATTGCAGATGTCTTGGCGGTTAACACTTTTGAGTACGTAAATGTTACAACGACATTTTGTGGGATCGCTGTTGTGAGGGCCAAGTCTAAGTTATCTGTAATCTGGGTACCAGTTGTTTTATCGGCAGTAACTTTGTCCTCATCGATAAACCACCGTTGCCCCGATAGTTTCAGGACATTTGCGCTAGATGTTAATACCTTAACGGTAAATACCCCTGTAGCCCCAGCAACAAAATTGATGGCCGATAGATCAAATAAGAGAATGGGCTGTAATAATGACATGCTGTTGTGTACGCCCGTATATTTCACCCCATCGATAGTAGAGCCACCTTTTAACTGCGCGAGTTCGGTGGCGTTCTTTACGGATTTACCCAGTGCTGCCGCTGCTATATCCTCAGCTAAACTCATCTACTCCACCGTCCCTTTGGCAGTGACAGTGCCGCCTACCGCAACAGTATTTTCAATGCGCAACTTATACCCAGCCGGAACACTAAAGGATACGATATCACCCACAACCGCTGTAGTGACTTGTTCAATGCTCACCGTCTTTCTGATCCCCGCGAACACTCTTTTTGTGCCACTCAAACCAACAAGGTAAAACGAGAATGTGGCCGTGGTTCCTACTGCCGACCCATAAAACTCGACCGTGATGGATTTGGCTGTGACCGCTGCGTATTCGCCGTTACCAGCTACCGCAAGAGCGTTAATTAAAGTAATCGTCTCGTGGGCATCCTTTTTTATTGACACAAATGATGCTCCATCTTTGCCCTGCGCGTACTCATAATCGTCGGTGTCTGGATTGAAGAACTGAGGCGCGACAGAGCCAGTTTTTGTTTTTTTGAGTTCTTTATTACTACCTGGCATCTTATCCACTCCTTTTAATTTAGATGGCGGCAACATAGCCGCCATGTGTGATTTTTATGATTTTAACGGCATCCACGCGTGACTAGACTAGATGGGTTGCAGTGGAGACAGGAACGCCGTTAGGGGTTTGGGATTTGTGCCAACTCGGAATAAACTTGTTCAAACCATGCTGCGACAACTTCGGGTTTAGCCGTTGCTGAAGCACTGTCAATCTGGAATCTCCAATTATCATCAAATCGACGTTTAATAAACGAACCGGTAATCGTCGGTGTTTGGAATTCAACCTTATCGCCCTTTGTTGCGGCTTCTTCACTAGGCAAACTGAACTTCCCCTTTAGTAACCACGTGAACCGATCCTTGCCTGTGTTAGTAGATCGAATGTAACCCATGGCAACATAAGGAGCTTGGTCATTCGAGTTATCTTTTAAAACGCCATCTGCATTTAGAGTTTGACCAAGTAGTTCCGCTGAAACCTCGTATGGGATATCGGCGATGTTGAATTCTACCGCTATCTCACCAAGGGAAGAAGCGACCGCACCCGGGCCATCATCAATATAAAGCGTTGCTGTATTCATGCTAGGCGTTACCTTCGCTCCAATGGCACCCACAAGCGGTTTTGGGGTAGCATAAATTGCACCTGTGATTTCATCTGCTGTTAAAATTGCGTAATAGATACTTCTCAACCCGACTGGAATACTTAATTCTGGCATGTATTTTCCTCCTATAATTTACGATTTGTTTTGTAGCGTAAAACCTTGTGATACGTCTTTGTCTCAGTGTCATACGGGCTTGCTGTGCCTGATCTGTGATAACCAAGATCCTCCATGGTTCGATTCACTTCTTGAGCCATTTTAGATGTGCTACCCTTTGACCAGACATCGATTTGAATGTGTATCTCACTGTCAATCGCCTTGTTATCAACGAACTTGTCATTAAAGTTGGTGAGTTCGAAAAATGTAATATACGGCAATGCCGTAGCATCAGGGGTGACTTCGGGATAAACTTTCACCTCTCCCGATTTGTCTTTCCCAACTAAAAAGGCAAGCGCCGAGTTATTACTCAGTGCTTGCCTGACTTCTGGTGCTAGGTCGATCATCCGTTGTTCAGCCCCTTTCTAAATTCATCCGCGATAAACTGCCCTACTCGCGCTTTGTTTTCGTGAAATGAAGGGTAAATGAAAGGACGCGCGGACATCTTAGCAGTTCCGAATTCGTAGAAATGAGATCTCCATCCAGTCTTTTTACCGGGACCAATCACAACAAATTTAATACCATCATCACGCCTTACGCCGCTGACCTTGATGTCATCTCTTATATGCCTACCACTACCGCTCTGGTCATAAGGGACTTTCGCACGTTGAGCCTCTGCAAACATCTCACCACCTTCACGGAGAGCTTTATTCTCAATGCGTTCAGCTCCAGCGTTAAGTCGTGATCTGATTTCTGCTAGCATCTGTTCTACGCCCAACAATTCGACGCTTCCGTTACCCATTTGCGAGTTCCTCCGTTGCCATTAGATGGGTTTCGGTTCGGTCCCCCCAAACATCATCCAATGGAGCTCCTTTAAGGTAATAAATTCGGTTGTCCTTAAGGTCGATGAATCGCATGTCAGCGGCGATAGCGGGTCCATAACGTATTTTGTACCGGACAGTATTCTCAGCTTGAGCAGCAGCAGCGGCGAAGAATTCCCTGCCACGCAAAGGTTCTCTGGATGCATAAAGGGTGACTACATCTACCCAAACATCTTCGGTAGGATAGCCACCCTCGTCTTTTGGTCCAGGTACTTTCTTCTGAACGGTGATTCGCCTATTAAGCTTTCCAGCATTCAATTTAGGTTTGTACTTAAACGGTTGCATTCGGATCACCCACTTGAATTTCTTCCAGCGCTTTAGCAACTGCTAGACTATTAATCTGACTTAAAAAGTTTGTATTGAAATACTCTAAAGCGTCGTTGTATGCATATCTAGAGCGTTCAAACACCAATTCTTTGAATGATTCGTTCTCCATGTCATACTCACCACAATTATTCTTTAGAGCAACAATAGAAGCAGAAAGAATGCGTGTGAGGTTCGAATCTTCATCATCCTCTAAACGCATTCTTTCTTTAAACTCTATTAATATTTCATTCGTGATGCTCATTACATCACTCCTTTTGTTGCACTTTTACCTCTTCGATGAATGCAACATTGTATTCAGAATGTACTTTGGACAATTCCTCGATACGTTTTTTTGTAGGTTTAGAGTTACCTTTTGGGTAACTCTCTCCCACACTATAAATCGTACCGCCTTCATCGTTATCTTTGAACCTGTTAATTACTTTGTGAGCCATTATTGATTACTTCCTTTCAGTTTAAGGTGTTGGTACAAAACTGATTGCCAAGTCATACACCAATGCGGCTTTATTGTCCTTTGGCTTACCGTTTGCAAATTGCTTGATCGTGTACAGTGTAGCGTCTTCAATCGCTAGTGTTTGATCAAATTTCTTAAATTTGTAGCCGCCGGCGATAGCAGCAAGATACTGACCTTGAACAAAGAATAATGCCTTTCCTGTAGGTACTTCTTCCGATTCGGCAACTTTCAAGTTATAAGGTAAAGCCATAACCCATTGACCGTTAGCGGTTTGAATGGTGTTCCGCGCTTGTACGCCAATCGCATCCACGGGGTTGACCACCATAACGATCTTGTTTAGGACTTTACGAGAATTACCTTCTGCATCAACAGATAGTTCTTTGACTACTTCATAAAGCTCCCCCGCCACTGTTTCACCGTATTGAGATGGAGCGAACGTCAATGTTCCCGAAGAAACTTTGTCAGTTACAGCACCGTTCGCCGCAACATTCTTCATTAATCCAACTGGTTCTGAAACAGTAGGCCCCTTACCGTTAACATATCCATACTCAAGACCGACAGAATAACTTTCCACAAGCACTGTGCGAACATAACGTTCAATCCACACCGGACCAAGTTCGAGCATGTCGTTTGGAATGACTGCAAATGCTGTTAGTTTGAACTGACTGATCTGTTCTTCTCGGAATGCCGCGTTTATTTGTCCCTTAATATCACCGAACAACGCACCCCACGCATACGCCTTAGTCGCATCCGAGTAAATGAACTTCGTTACTGCTCCCAAGTCTTGCAAACCTAATGCAGCTAGCAAAGGATGCTCTGTGGTAAGGTCCTCAAATACGCGTTCTTGAGTCGTCACAGGTAGGATTGAATCATCCGTGAAACCACCAGCAACTACTGCAGCATTGAAGAACTTTGTTTCATCAGATGTAAGAACGTTATGTCCACGTTGTTGGAGAATCGAGCGATCCAACATATCGTTGTTCACTTGCGTTGTAATGGCAGAAGCCACTTCTGTTTGCAATGCATCAAAATAATTTTCGTAAGCTTGCGTTTGCTCCTGTTCCGTTACTTCTTCTTTCGATAACACCGCCGTTAGTGCCGCTTTCGCGTTTTTAAACGCTTCTGATTTATTGAATTTAATTGTCATTGCTTAATTCCTCCATTTTTTTGGAATTTAAAAAAGCCTCGCTGCCTTGTTTTGTTTAACAGGCGCTGGCTTTTGTGGTTCCACATTTTTTAATTGTTGTAGTTCGTTTTGTATTGATTGCATTTGGGCTTTTAACTGAGACACTTCTTTATTATCTTCCGTAGTTTTCGGAGTGGCGGTAGAAGTAGCGAAACCGATATCAACAGCTTTTTGAGCGCTGAACCATGTCTCACCATCCACCATATTACGAATTTCCTCTCGTTCAACATTCGCTTTAGTCATGTAAATATCAATAATGCCCTCTTCTAACTCGTCCAGTAAATCCGCTTCTTTTCTCATTTCTTTTTTGGTTCCCCAGACAAACGAACTAGCTTCATGGATCATCAGCATAGATCCGAGACCCATGATCACTTCATCAGCAGCAGCAGGAAATAGAGAAGCAGCGGAGCAAGCCCAACCGTCAATGCGTACTGTCACCTTAGCACCGTGTTTCTCTTTGTGGTTAATTAATCTGTTATAGATCGCAACACCATCAAATGCGCTACCACCAGGAGAATTCAAGTGAATTAAAATATCGCCCGTTGCACTTTTCAATGCTTTGTCAATATCAGAAGCTGATACCGAATCCTCTGACCACGAATCACCAATAATACCGTAGATAGTAATCTCTGTTGTGTTCGTTGCTTCGTTGTGAAGTGTCTCGAATTTACGCTCAACTTTATTGAGGTATTCGACGTAAGATTGATTCTTAAAGGTCTTGAAATACTCTTCTTTCGAAATTGCTCTCATTTATTCATCACCCCCTTTAAGCGCTTCAGAACTATCTTGATAGTTCTTAGTCATTACAAACTTATTCATCATTTCATCGTCAACCGTTTCATAACCTATTTCACTTCTCAACTCATTACCATTAAGGGTCCCAGATGCACGTAGTTTATCCACTGCTGTAGCCAAGTCGAAAATATCACGATATGAAGGTTTGCGAATATCAATATGGTTACCGCTCAGGTATTCTTTTTGTGTAAAGAATTTAACATCAGCTTCATCCCTTATCTTCTTGAGCAATGGCGCAACTGTGAAAAACATATAGTTCTTCGTCTGTTTTTCTACATCTGCCATATCTCCATAAAGCAAGCTGACTGGAATACCGATAGCCATAGCTACTTGATTCAAGAACCCATTTGTAACTTTATTGATTTCGTCCACACTTTGCCCGGTTGCATTACTCGTTGTTTCCGAATATTTAAAGCCCGGTTGTTGCGGGATAATGGCAACATCGTTATCGCTGATCGCCTTGTACATGTTGTTAATGAACTCTTGCAGCTTCCCTTGATGTTCTTTTGTTTTGGCTGATAGCATGTCCATATCTACAGTACCGCGGATCTGATTCTTTCGCTTTTGAGCGTTTAATATTCTTCCGAATAGATCGCCGTAATCAACAAAAAGGCTATTCATTAATGGAGCCAACTTTTCATTACTGTACCTCAAATGAATGACATCACTCTGTTTGAAGATCCGTTTAAACTCGTATTCCTTAACAACAACATTGGTGAATGTGTCTTCAAGTACCGCGTATTCATTATGTTGGAAGTCATCAGCGATCAATAAGTCGCCGTCATCCGCTTGAATGACTAAACATTCGTTGTTGTAGATTAGCTTACTCACAAATGTCTGCCAAAACGTGCTGGCCGTGACGTTCTTGCTTGGTCTTACATTGAGCCGATAATAGAGCTCGTTTTTCTCGAATTCTTTACCGTTTTTAATTCTGAATTCTGACTGGCTGATCGTTCTGCCTAAAAATGAAACACATGTATCTATTGCCAGTCGTTTCATGTGTGCGCGGTTAGAAGTTTCTTGGAATAGTTCCACATCGAACATGAACCCTAATTCGCTATTGCGTTTAAAAATTGCATCTAAAAACCCCATTTTATGATTTCACCTCCTCCTTAAAATTTAATGTCTCCTAAGAAGAATTCCATCTCGTCACCCAAGATATTATCCGCTTCAAATAACGCATGAATGAACGCCTGGAAGCCGTCAGTCTTGCGCCTGAATTCATCCTTCTTTAAATACTCTTTGTTCCCATCCTTTTTTATGCTTACATATACGTTTTGCGTATACCAACGCATTAATGGGTTGTCGCCGAAGATAATTTGTTTGTTTGCAAACAACGTCTCTACTCGCGGAGCTAAGAGGGAGTGGATCGCTTTAGGGTTACGGATGTAAACGATTTGAAACCCCTCTGCTTCCAATGCTGCTTTAACAAGGTCCAGACGGAATGTATCAGCTACAATCGTACTAACCCCATACATCTCTCTCATTTCTACAAACCAATTGACGATGTGCCTTATGTTAATAACAGGTTCGTCCACGATTGTTAGATGTCCGTCTGTTTCCCATTGCTTAATAGGTGGTTTTAGTTTGGCGACATCCAAAAAACCTTTACGCGCAAAAGAATGCGTTTTCCATACATAATCTTCGCCAACCTTAAATAACAGCCCAACTGCTGCAAAGTCTTTTATACTTGCGAAATCTAACCCACCAACACACACTCGATGTTCCAAAACTGGAAACGGTCTGTTAGTTGCAAGGATATCCTCCCAAGATGCTACCGCCTTGTTCAAATCGACTTCGGGGTAGTTCATACGCTTCGTAATAAACTCTTCACGGTTGGAAGGGTTATTGACTAGCTGTTTGTATTGAGTTAATACCTTTTTAAACAACCCCTTGCCATAGAAGCTTCTTGGCTTGCTAAACATAGGATTGGCTTTCTCCCACATTTCGGGATTGTCAATCTCTTCTGGTTCGTCAATTTTGCAGATAAAGGGGAAGAGTGGATCATCTAGGTCTTTGCCTTCTAGAATGTTTATAGCTCGCTCTTTCAGCTTGTCTAGGAAACCTTCGCGAACAAAACCGTCCGTCCCAATAAAAAATTCCCTAGCGTTGGGCACTTTACCTAGCCCACTAGAGAATACGTTTACTACATCTGAATTTTCATAACGATGGATTTCATCATAGATAACTGCGCCATCTCTCAGGCCATCTTTCGATCCTGCGTTAGATGTGTGAAATTGCAGAACGCTCTTTGTATCGTTACCTAGTATTTCTACCTTGGTGCGATAGAACACTTCTTCTAGCACTTCGCTGGATCCGATCGCATCATATACTTCTTTGAATGATGTTTTTGCTTGAAGCTCACTGTTAGCAACAATAGAAATGTTATACTTCGGTATTCCGTGAAGTGGACTAATGAAGAAATGGCCTAATGCAGATATGAGTCCGTTCTTTCCTGCGCCCCTCGCCATCAACCAAAGGTGCTGTTCATAAAATACTGAATCATCCTCTTTGTAAAAAAGAAAAACAAATGCAGCTAAGAACTTTTGGAATGGCGATAAAAGGAAATACCATCGCTCTGTAAACTTAATAAAGTTCTCAATCATTTCATCGTCGAAGTATAAATCATCTCGCACCAATATATATTTTTCTAGGTAATCAATCAGCATTATGCGCTCTTTATTTAGCTTGATTTTACCTGTCCTATATAGGTGGATATACTCGACCACGTACTTATTGCCAATCATATCAAATCGTTAGGTGAGCGCTTTTTTTCAGGCGTGATCGGTTCAATTGGTGAAGCTTTCAACCCAAGCGCCTCCAATATTTTAAGCATCCTGTCATTGGTTTTATGCAAGTCGTTAATAGAGGGGTTTGACTTAGGACCGTGCATGCCAGGTATCCTTATGCCGTTATTTTGAATATCCTCATTTAGTTCACACTTCAAATCCCACAAAGAGAGGTAATCTTGAATAATATCTCCGTAATGCGCTCCTACAACTTCTTTTTCTTTCAACTGCTTTGTTAAATCGCGTTCAATTTCATTCCTCAAAGCATCTTGTTTGCCCATCTTATCCCCTCCTTCCAACTTACATTTATTCCCAATATAGAATTAACGCGCGAATTTAATGTTAAATCCGGACGAAAGACTTCCCACCGGTCATCCTGATTATTTGGATTCGTTGAAATATATTGACGGGGGGTATACTACCATTTTTCATCCATCCATCTCGCTTTATTATCTTCAGGCACTCGACCATGTTTAACATTATGATGATACAAGCAAAGCGTAACAGTGTTATCTAACTCCAATGCCAACTCTGGGTAATCTTCTACTTCCTTTATGTGATGTACATTCAATTCAATGCTCTTACGTTCACCCTCAACCTTCTCTGAGTCTAGATGTATTTGTCCAAGCCTCTTACACTCTTGACACTCGTAGTTGTCTCTCTTCAAGGCTTGATGCCTTATACCGTTCTTACCTGTCCACTCTGTTGAGTTATAGAACTTCTTCTTTTGCTCTAATGTTTTGTATTCAGCCATGTAACGTCACACGCTTTCGTTGATCACATTAATCTACTCAATGCTATTGTCTTTAAAACCGGAGTACCAGTAGTGTTCGGGTAATGCTTGATACTCATGTCGTGCTTACCCTCACCCTTGTTGTCTCTTGTGACCCACTCATAAGAGAGTGACGCCCTACCTTGTATGTCTTCGCCTTTGTATGTGATAACAGGTATGCTATCTAAGTCTTGTACGGTTATGGTTAGTAGTGGCTCTTTGTTTGCGACACCTGTCTTTCTTTCAATGATCGGACCATTACATTCGTTGCAACATGCACCATCACGTCTATATGCTTTACCTCTCATGATGTGACTGCACCTCATACACTTGTATTCCTTGTCCACATCTACCGACATCTTGCACACAACTCCTTGATATATTCACCTATGACCTTGGCTGACTCATTCCTTTTCTCTTCCCATGTCGTACTCACTTGAGGTGCTGGCATGTACCCATTTTTCATAGACCACTCAAGCATGTTCTTACGTGTGTCATCCTCTGTGGTGTATATGTTATCCATTGGGTTCACCCTTCCCTTCAACCTCTAACCTCAACGTATCCATCCGTTCCTTTATCTGTTGTTGTATCTCAGCCTCTTGCCTTGCCACCTTTGCATGATCAGCATGAGGATTAGCGAACTTCTGTTGCGCTCTTCTGATCTTTGCCTGTAACCGCCTTACCTCTGTATCACTGTAGAACGCTACATACTCATGACTGCAATGGGGACAGATGATGTATATCTTGTCCACTCCGTTGCCTATCCGATCAGTAATGAATCGATCTACTGTGAACTGTTGGTTACATCCTGCATCACATGTTGTTTGTTGTGGATCACTCATTGGGCACGCCTTCCTTGTATCTAATCGTTCTCCCCTTGCTTCACACTCTTATAATCGTCCAAGTATAAAAGTAACCTCTGCACATCTGAATAAGTAATTGGTCTTTTGTCATCTTCCATTCTTCGAACGATGTACCCTATCATTTGATCTTTCTTACTTATCCGTTCTCGCCAACCCTCTGGTGGTGGTTTGATTACCATTAACTTCACCATCCTTCGCACAATCCTTCTTACTACACCATTGCTTAGTGCCTGTCCATTCACCCCATACACAGCGTTTGCACTTCTCAGGTTGTATATAGGTTGGTTCATCCTCTAACGGCTTCATACCTCGTCCTCCTAGTCACATAAGCGAGTGACCAACGCAGATATTGGATCACCTTAATCCTTTCTGCACATATTGTGCTGTGGATCGTCAATGCCTATCAATTACATATACCTAAACCTAAACCACCACGTATCACACTTGCGTAGTAGTTTAGATATAAGTGTTGGATTAAACACCTTGTGATTCCTTTTGTCAGCTTCGAGCAATGTATCAATTGAATGTTTATTTAAATATTCATCTGAGTAAAACATTGCTGTGTCTCCACACATCTTGTAATTCTTATGCGCAGTCATGTCTTGCCCTAGTAATTCCCATTGTCTTAGATGTTGTAGATACACCTTGTCGTTAACAGGTTGTATGTTTAGTTTCTTCATCTTCTCCTGCACGTCCATGTCTATCACCATCCTTTATGTAATATAAAAAAGCACCCACAATGTGAGCGCCTGATGTGTCCTATTCATTATCCAGCATTAAAATTTCCATGTATTACGCCTTCTTCACCGTCTACCTGTACCTCTTTAACTGTTGTGTGTTCATCCTTGAAGTCATCACTTAATTCTATAGCGATTTCAAATGCTCTTTTCTCATCTTCTGCTCTAACAATTACTGATTCAAATTCATCGTATCCAAAGTGTTCTCTGATTACTAAATACAATTTCATACATATCACCTCATATAGATAATAACATTTGAAATAACAAAAGACACCAAGTCCATAGACCTGATGCCTTATCTGTATTTAATGTGGGCAAGGATTTGCACCTTGCATGTTACAGGATAGGCGTGTTGTGATGACGCCTCGTTTTACTTCTTGTCCGTCCGTCTTACCATACTCATCTGGACGGTCTTGCCCGCACCGTATCGCTACACCTGACAAGTTCTCCTGTAACTGATTAGCGTCTACCTATTCCGCCACCACATCTTATATCATCCCCTATACAATGTATTAGCACAATATATTGTATAGTTAATCTGTTTGTGGGTAATGGATTGGATAATCACCGATATCGTATTAAGTCGGTTGTTTCGATCTGACCGCTTTATGTTTGAGATATTCGGTGTCCGATCTCAATTACCCACAATTACATTGTATATTACTTATCTCCTAATTCCCTGCCAACTTCCTGCCATTATCCTGCCACTATTCAATAACTACCTCTAACCTTAAGGCATATGCTAGTTCGCTCATTGCTTCGATCTTGATTCTATAATAAGTCCGCTCGCTGAGGTTTAGATCCAACCATACGCTTAAATCCGATGGTTCAGGTTCTGTCATGAATCTTGTTGTTATGATCCTTTGATGCACATGTTTTAACCTACCAATAGCATATGTGACTCGTTCATAAGTCTGTTTGGATCTGTCTTCCCCATCTATGTTATGAATAGCTATATTCTCTGTTTGCTTGGATATGGTGCGTGCTGAATTTGTGCCACTCTCATTTACCTCATACGATGGAGTGGTGACTGCTTCCCTGCGGTTAAATCCCAACCTTTTATATAAAAATGCCGTTTTCAACTCTTTCTCCAGTTTATCAAAGGTTGCGTCCTCATCTATTGTCATACCTGGGAAAGCGATTTGAAATACTTCATTGTCCATATGCTCACCCCTTTATATTAAATCGAATATGCTTAATTGACCCTCTTTGGCATACTTCGATGAATCTATGATAAGTCCGTCCTTCAACATGAAAGCAGGAGCCTTTTCTTTATAGTGCGGCCATATCGGATCACCAGCCTTTGAACGTTGGGGATTATCCTTCTCAGCTTTATCTGTCCAGACCCAAAATGTTGATGCTGTTACAGTGTCATTCATTGGTTGTATCCTCCCTCACAAACCTTTTTACATACCTCAATTGTTGCGAGATATACGGATCGTCTTCTTTACCTCCAGTTGCTAACCAGTCACCTATACGCCGATCAATGTCCTGCAATACCTCTAGAGGTAAATGGTGTTGTATCTTATTTATCTCTGCTAATGGATTCATTTGTATCCTCCCTATCTAATGGATAAAGGGCCGACAACTCTCTTTGTAACGATCCTCGCATAAGCAACGCTTGATCTGGAGAGTCGTGGAATACATCAACAATTGTTATAACTCTCTCCATACATTCTTTTAGCTTCTGTTCTCTCTCTTCTGCCTTATCCGCACGCCCTTTTCCAGCTACAACATCGTCGTTTAGTCTCTTGGCTACTTCGGACCATCTCACGCGTCCTCTTAGCTCGATATCCAATTCCTTACGTAACTCCGCTATCACATTAGCCTGTGTCTGGTACTTTTGCTCTGCTGCTGTGTGTTTACATGTCCAACGTGCGTTATCTTCTTTCTCTTTTTTTAGTTCATTTTTCAATACCAATATATCTCTCTGCTGTGTATGAATGGTTTCACAAAGATTCTTGGATTCTTGGAGCCAGTAAGGTAGGGCTTCCTTGGCAAGCAGACCAAATGTATGAACTGATTTTCCGTTATCGTGTGGACCGCCCTGTACATGACCATCTGTAAATTGAAGACTCATTTCCATGTCTGCTTGCCAGTCTCTTGGGTCTCTACTCATTAGGGATTACCTCCGATCCTGCCCTTACAAGTTCACTCCACACATGTTTGGGAAATACTCTTATCATCCATAATTCAGTAGCTTGCTTATCCTCTTCTGCACTTTTTTCTGAGTACAGAGCGTCAATTCTTCCCTGAGCCAATTCCCATAGAGTACGTATTATGGCAATTTGATATTGATTTAAGAGTTCCACCGGCTTAATTGTTGGTAATGGGATAGGGTCAATAGCTTCCTGAGCGAATCTGATCGCATTTTTAATGTAAATATCTCTAGTTACATCATCACCAGTGTTCAAAGCGTATTGTAATTCTTCTATGATCGTTTCTATTTTTTGCTTGATGTTTGGTTTATTCATTTACTCTCTACCTCCAATAAGTGAGGATGTTCGTATATGTTGCCTTGAATCTCAAATGTGCGCTGTTCATTCCAAAACTTATAATTGTCAATGATAGTCCACCCGTGGTGGACCCAGTTTGGAGCTTCCCATATTGAATCATCGCGTTTACCAAAGAAAGAAATGTGTCGCAGGATATACCCGCAATCTAACTTCACAACCCCAAACAGTTCTCCATGTCCGTTCTTGGTTGGGAATCCATATGCTTGAATCCCGTAATATTCGGTAGGTGAATTGAGTCTCAAAACATCGCCTACATAAATTTCCTTACCCTTGCTGTCTTGGAGTCCTGTGTATTGCATGATCTCTAACTCGTAATAGTTACCATGTTCATCTTGGTTAGATATACATAACTCTCCATATGACAGATGAGCGCTTAAAGAGGATTCTTCGATTTCGTCGCCATCAAGCAATAACTTCGTTTCCTTATCCCATGCTCTGAATTTAATCTCTCTCATATCTCTTCTTCCTCTCTTATTAGGATATTATTCAAGCTTTCTCCGACAACACGAGTGTTATTTCGCCTTCCAAATAGTTAGATTCTTGACTGATTACCAATTTTGAGAATCCGTATTCATCACGCAATTCTTTTGCGATTTCAAATATTTTTTCATCAAGCAGCTCTGTGAATCTTTCAATTGTCATTTCCATATCCTTTACACTCCTTTTAGGTAGGGATAGAGGTTATACTATCCCTTTAATTGCTTTATACGGCTTGGGCTGTTCGGTCGATCCGTTGCCCTTCGGTCAATCAGTAGTCCCAAGATACTGCTATGAATGGTTCTCCGTCCCACTGTTCGTTTACCACATCTTTTAGCTTCTTCTTTATCGTTTTATCCTCGTCATCCCAAATTTCACTGTCTAACGAAATAATCTCTACCTCATCGTCAGTGAATAATTCATCGTCCTTAACTCCTGTAAGTTCCTTGTAGAAGGTTCTTGCTTCTTCTTGTGAATAAGCTGCTACCGCGTCACTATCACACAATCTAAAGACCATTACGTCTTGCAATCCTTTTTCGTCGATAACCTCTAATTTGTTCATTCCATTCACTCCTTTGATTTTGGTGTTACGCTTCATTTTCGTAATGCGACACTATCTCAACCAAAGATGATTAAATTCTTCACTGTCCTCGTCTACACCGTTCAAATAGTCAATACATGCGCTTCTGTGAGGGCTTTGAAAAACGACCTCATTCGTTCTGTCATCATAAACTTCAAACATTCTCATTCCCTCCCACTTGCAAACTTTGTTTCTTTTTCGCTTTTGACCTTGCTTCGTCCCGACCGAATATGCTTAACGCTAGTGATAGCCGTATCAAGGTTGAAACTTTATAGTCAGATAAGCAGCTTCAGCTCGTTGTCGTGGAGTAGCTTGGAGTAGGATGGAGATCCCGAAAGTATCAAATCCATCAGAGTTGTAAAATTGTCCTGCATCCAAGACTGCAATCAGATTGTCAACATACCCTTCGCCATCTACCTCTATAGCCTTTGCCTGTACCTCAAGAGAGTCCGTATGGTCCGCGCAGGGGTGCCAATACTCGTAATCACGGACAAATCTCGTGCCGTCATGCCACCATTCATCCACGTCATCACATTCACATCCAATTGGCTTGTGGCGCACCATCCAGCCCATTGCCTTCTCTCCCAACCAATCGTTAAGTTTCTGATCGCTCATCGCTTGTACACTCTGTAACTGTGTCATGACTCTACCTCTTCCCCTAAAGCTGTTTCCAGATCAGAAATGTGATACATCCATCCACTAACATCTGCAAATTGATAACGATTGTGTTCATACTGGATATCAATCAATACACCTTCGGTCCCTGTGCTCTTTTGCACCACTTTTTCCCCGACTTTTAACTTTCCGATTAGTCTCACTGTGTCGAGTGCGTCAGTAGCACACTCAATTGCTCCCTGATCGTCACTGTTGGACCAAATAGCTTCTAGCGCTTCTTTGAATACTGTGTTGACTTGCTGTGCCTCTGCTAGAGTAGCTAGTACCTCATCTATAATGTAGTCAGCATCTACCGTTATGGGCATTCCGTCCTTAACCATGCGTAAAGCTAGTACACGATCACCTTCGGATAGCAGGACCTCTGTTCCGTTTCGTAGCTTGCATGTGATTCCTTTGCTCTCTGTCATGATTGGGACACCGCCTCTTCCTCTTCTTCTTCATCCTCTTCCGAAGGAACATCCAATAAAAATCCGATACCACCTTGAAACCACACTGCATCAGTAAATTCAAATCCAATACTTGAAATCTCAATGATCTCTTTCTCCGTATTCGCCTCAACCTCAAAATCTGGTACACCAATAGATTTTAATTTCATCCGATTTTCTTCTGAGTTGGCGACCTCTACGTATTCCAGTTCGCCGCTCGATGCAGAATAATCAACAACCGCAATGCTATTTAGTACATTCAACTTTTCTTGATTTGTCATTGTTATCGCTCCTTTATGGTTATATATTCAATACAGGGTGTAACCTACACGTTCACTTCTTCAAGTTCAGCGAATGAATCTACGAAACAGCCACATCCTCCAATGTCGAAAATATCAATTTGCATATCGTTATCTACTTCATCCCGCAAGTCTCGGATAGGATACGGCTTAGAATCTCTCTTCATAAAGCTGTATTGTTTGATCCTCATGAACTCACTGGTAGCACTGCTGCATGGATGAATGTAAAATTTCGGCTTATCAGATCGATCGTAGAAGTAATCTCGATATGCGTCATCTAACTCCTGGAGCATTATTTCCTGTACTTCCAGCGGTATAATATTCTCCGGTGATATATCGTCCTTTGGCTTGTTACCAAGTGTGATGTACCGAAATGACGACACACATATTTTTAAATGATGTTCTTGCTCCATAATCTTTTGGAACACGTCTGGCATGCGCTCTTTTAGGAGCTTGTAGTGTCCTTGTCCAGCCTTTACACATCTACCATTACAATTGTTGTGGCTAAATCCATGGTCATATAGGATTGGCTGTCTGATGTCGTATTTCACAAGAACATCATCTTTGTAAATGTTATTTTCTATGAGTGGCATCTCGACTTTGAATGGCTGCCAGTTCTTCCTTATTGCACCCTCTCGATGCATTTCGTCAAATCCAATCCCAAAATATAATGTGGCATCCGTTATGAAATCTTCTTCCCTTAAATATTCCTTGTTTCTCCATTGTTCAAATGTTGGTTTCTTACCCTTTTTCAAATAATCTGCCGACACACGCATCTTTAGAAGCTTGGAGCAATCCCCTATCATGCTGTTGTATATAATTTTCTTTTCAAACATTAGCTGCATGGGATTGAGTCCGGCACTATGAGTTAACATTGGGAGCTGCAGCTTGTCTGAAGCCTCATTGATGAACCGGTATAGATCCTCATTTTCCCAACGTGTATCGGTGAAATATAAGATAATGTTACCGTTTGGATAGGTAGACTTCACATAATCAGCAGTCGCTAGGCTGGCCTTCCCTCCTGAAAAGAAGATGATATGGTTCATGTGTGTCTGTCTCCCTTCCTTTAGCTAAATAATTCAATCCAAACCGTTAAAATAGCATGAGTGGCACGTTTCAAACTCTTCAGATAAATCTTCGATATCCGTTCCGCAGCCTAAACATTTTCTAGCCGGTGCAATGTAACTCGGATCTCTCGGATCTACTTGTTTACGTATTTGTTCACGTTCATATTTGATTTGATTTTCTATGTCTCGCCATTCGTCTGAGTGGTTTTTATATGGGACTGGTATCTTGTCGTTCATTGGTTATTCATCCTCTCAATATGGGATAGGTTAATTACCTTGCATAACACGTAATGCGTATCCTACCGCCCATGGATCTGTTGATTCACAGTGTATCCGATCTAGTGCTTTACTCTGTGTCTCTACTAGTTGTAGAAGGTATGTGATGTATTCAGGGGATTTAGCGATAAAGTTGTGGTTATTCTCGGTTTCCTCATGGAGTTTGCCGCTGCATATAACTTCAAATGTTTCTCGCTGAACAACCATGTATCCGTCATATCTTTTTTCTATTTCCCACGGACCAGGTGTAGCTTTTCCTAACGCTTCTTTAATCTCTGTTATCTTGTCGTTCATTGTGTAACCTCCTTGAACTTGTCGAGTAGTTCACCACTGAAGCACATTCCCTTCTCAGGTCCTCCACGTTTCACTTTCCAACCACTACTGCATGATTCATCTCCGTTACCTCCACGGTTACATTCAGAGCAAGCTATGAACATCATTCCTCGTGAATCAGGTTTGCTATATTTAGGTTTCATATTGATTCCTCCTTGTAGATGATTAAGGCGTTATGAGTGGCAATCCACTGATACGATCCGTCACCGCAATAATGGTGATATTGCCCTATTTGATACTGAATGCTATGGATGGAGATCGTTGTGTTTTTTCCTAACCATTCGTTAATGCAATCGCTCAACGCTCTATTTTCAGCTTCGATCAGGAATGTTTTAATCTCACTCGCTTTACCGGTCATATTGTTCTATCTCCTTATAATTAAATGATCTTTTCCCACACTTCATCAGGGATGTTTTTGTAGTGATCCCATTCGCCTGATTTTTTTAGTTTGCAAACAATACTTCCTACTGTTTTTGTTGTCCGTCCAACGGCTAATGACATAGTTTTCAGTCCGTCAATGTCGTAATATTTGCAAATATAAGTTATCTCAGATAGCGTGAGTGGTTTACCGTGGTTGGTGTGAAATATAGGGTTATATTTCATGCGTCCTTGCTTGTCGTAGGTTATACCATCAATGATGTCTTCCTCGTCCGGCTCGCGTTTTTCCTCTCTCGTGCTTCTTCCCATGCTATCCTTCCTCTCTTTTATGGGTACACCAGTTCTATTTTAGGGTGCATGAGGTGCATAATTATTCATTTATTACAAAGCTTGCAAGTAGTCTAGTATGATGCCTTTATTTTGATGTTCGCCTTTGTCTATCAACCTAGCAGACGCTTGGAACCACTTGTAAGGGATACTCTTCCTGCCCCCTAACATTTGTTCGTCCCACATCATAAGTAGGCTCACACGGTCAACTAGGTAGGTCTCGTTGAATGTTTCGAAGTGTATCAGGGCGAACGTTTCACCTTTCCAACTTCGCATAAACTCAATTTGATGCTCTCCAAAGTTCGAAAAAGGGAAACTTGTTTCATTCTTGGTGCTTTTAGCTTCAAAGCATATCGACCTACCTTGCCAGTCGCCCATGTAATCCACTGTGCTGGGACCACTCGGGAATGCATTTACGATCTTTGGTCCTTTACGAATCACTGTCCAAGGAGTGGATACTTTCTTGATATTTGCTATGCCCTTTGCTGTGTATTGATCGTTAGAGTAAGTTATAAGTTCTTCGAATTTCATTCCTCGGTTTGCAAATGTCACGAAACCACCCCACAAACACCATGTGTACGAGCCTTTATACGCTTATTCCTGTTTGCCCGGTCGATAACTAAAATTAAAACCTCGTCAGGATCTCGTTGCAATTTCTCTGCAATTTCTTTTACTCCCAAGCCTTCCAGCCACATTTTTTCAAAGCTACGAACCTCGTTATTCGACCAGTGAAAGTCCATATCTTCACATGCGGTATAAATATTAGTTCTATTTTTATCGCTCGGTAGCGTTAATTTCGCTGAACTCACTCTCATGTCTCATCCTCCTCTGACGCTCTGTATTGCATCTCTGCGGACGCTAGGATTCTGTACAACCAATCTATCGTTTCATCATTTAATGTAGCTGTGATGATCTCCTGTTCAATTTGACGATCATCTGGAAGTTTAGACACGTCGTCCCTCCTTGCTTGCTTGTAGTTCAGCAGCCATTCGCATCATTTCTTGATACTCTTCTTCAGTTGGGGGCGATCCGCCTGTGTCTTGAGCAATAGGAATGGCCACTTTGCCACTGGTGCCTGATTTGGGTCTGCTGAATCCTTTGGGTGCTGATCGCTGTTGCTCCTCTATAATCCATTCGTCTCTCCATCTTTCTTGATTAAGAAATACCTGAGCTGCACAAATGCTATAACCATGATGGTTTTGAAACGATACATACCTACTCGCTCCATCTAACATTTCTTGCAAGTTGATTTTTTTGTTTTTCCAAAGGGTTGTCCACTTTTGTGAAGTCATTTTTTTATTGCTTCCCTTTGTAGGATAAGAATCCCAAAACTTTTGAAATGAGAGGTCGCATTCGTCAGAATCGGCAATAGGTTTTATATCTTTAATTACTTTTACTTTATCTTTTACTTTTACTTTCCTTTTACTTTGTGTACTTTCTACCCCTATTTCTGCGTCAGAAACTACGGAAGAAACAGGGGAAGAAATAACAGGAACCGCATAGGTAAGGGATTTCTCTCGCATCTTTTCGCGCTTGTCAATTACGACAGATGCACGCTTTTTGATACCATTTGATGTTAAAACACTATTTTTTTCGTAGTATTCACGATCAAAACATCCATGTTTTATACTTGTTGAAATCATGTCTATCAGTTTTTGTGTAGTTACTTCTACTTTCTTGGCGAGTATCTGAATAGTTTCTGCGTCAGAAACATCTAGCGCGAAATCTCGCTCCTGGTAGATCAACTCGAGCATGATGCAATAAAATACGTAACCGTCATTTCCGTGAATAATTCGTAAAGCTTCGACCTTCTTATCTGAGGATAAATTCACATCATGAGGGAAATAATCCATGCCTTCCTTCCGGGGCCGCGCCATTCAATCCCCTTCCTTCCACCAATGCTTACCGGGTCCAATTGTGTAATATTCAATTAATTCAGCACGCTTTTTCATTTTCCAATCATGACCTACCTTGGTTTCATCAGCCCATTGATGACAAGTGCCTGTTTCTGTCTTAGGTCCGCACAGTATCGCTATGTTCCAAGGCTGACCACCTTCTCCATATTGACTAGCGTTGATTAAGTGGGCTCGTTCAAATCGTATCTTAGGACGACTACACTCACAGTGTTCACATTCCATATATCCTTCTGGATTGCCTTCTGCTGCTCTCCGTTTGACTTCATTACTACACTTATCTGTGATGGCTGTATGGCGGCCTCGCTTCTTCTTAATGCGACGATGTGAAGGTTTAGGCACTGGGATAAATTCGTATGCTGTCATAAGTACCTCCCGTTAGTACAAACTCAGTTCTGAAAAATGTTTGATTTTTTTAATCTTCTTGGTTCCCCTGCAGTACGCGCACTTATCACATCTAGTAGGTTCAACCATCCCTGATTTAACAGCCTTCACACGTTCAATATGTTTACCTACGATGTGCAAGCTCTGCTCTATAACGTCATAATCAAAATAGATAATTTCATGATCTGGTGGATCCTGTTTGGTTACTATGACCATATGTGGCAATAGCCAATTTTCCCGACCTGAAACAAGTCTTTCAACCTCTGCATACAACGCCATTTGAATTGTGTACCCATAGTGGTGAATGAAGTTTTCATAAACACCCATTTCAGTGTTCCAAAACTTCCCCCCCATTTCTTTTGATGTTTTGAGGTCTGCAAATATGCCAGTGTCCTCTCCTAAAATTGGTTGATAGCTATCAAGCATTACTTTCCAAGGTATCCCGAACAATTCAGCAGTCATAATGACTTCTTTTCGTCCTGCCAGTGCTTTTAATACAAGAGGATCACTTTCTAATATCTCAATCATTTTGTTACAGTGTTTGAACTCCGTTTTAGGTTGTCCTGCAGTTTTCCCGGTGCTTGCATATAGATTGGGGTTGTTTGCCTTAAAATCATCCAATGTACCCTCGTTCCACGCATGGACATAATGCCCGACCTCAAAGGCTTTGTTTGGCGGGTCCTCATACTCGCCATTGATCTTTGCCATCGCTTGGGCTTCACAGCCCCCATAAGAGGGTAGGAAGCTTTTAAACTGTGAGTTAGACATGTAGTGCCGGTTAGCTTCTTGGCTAAAGTAGTTACTCTTTGTTAGCTTCATCAGGAACCACCTCGTATTCCACATCAATCGGATTTAGAGGGCTCACTTGCTTGACCTCTTCTTTCTTATTGAAGTCCATTTCGGCTGCATCTTCAAAGGCTTGTTTTTGCTCGATGGTGTCAAAGTCCAGTTCAATATTCTTGCAAAGTCTTCTCAGAACAGTTTTCTTATACATTTCTCCAGGCGTTATTCTCCAAGCCTTAGAAAATTCGCCGCTATCTCTCGACTTCTGAGAAAAGTTTTCCTTAATGATTTCAATTTCCTTTACGCTCATAGTGTCGTAATTCATTGACCCATCTTTAAACATCACTATTGCAAATGCTCCAATTATTTCTCCATCGTTAAAAGGCAATGGCTTAAAGGATATAGATTGTTGTCCTGCAACGATTTCTTCGTTAAAATCATCACCCTCTTTAACTACCTTTGCATAAATGTCCTTGATTGAATTGATACTGTATAGTTTGGCAAGTTTGACCTCGCCCTTGTAATCCGTCCGGAACTCAACCTTGCCAGCGTATATGATGGCGTAACACTCTTTATTGAAGAAGTCTAAGCCAAGGAAAGCACCCTTTAACATCGTTCTAGCTACGGTTGTTGGGTCAGCTTTATCTATGTCCTTAACATCTTGTAGGACCGCCATACAGTTCTGTAAGAACCTTGTCTTATTAAAATTAGAAGGCATTGCTTCGCGCTTTGAATCTAGTAATTTTTCTAAATTGTTATGGATTACAACTAATTTATCCGACATGATTTACCCCTCCACTATTTCAATATTTAGTTCTTGGCCGTCCACTGTTTCGAGAACAAAATACTGGTAATCATCATGTTTGGATCCTTCAATAATTTCCTTTTGTCGACTTCCGAGGTTTTGCCATCCATCTATGCAGATAACTTTCAATTCCCCTGCTTGCGCCTTGGCAAACTTGAAAGCAAAATCATAAGACTCACCCTCGCTCAATCCGTCAATTAGCGTGTCGTTAATGCGGATATGTCCCTGTTCGTCTATAGATAAACCATCAACTGGTAACGATGCTGTCTTGAGTAACTCTTTAGGTAGATCCCTAGCCTTTTGGATCTTGTTCGTGAGCTCTGCCGATCTAGCTTCTTTAGGAGATAACTTTTCCTTGATGATTTCGTTCATGCGCTCCCATTCTCGCAAGTATTCTTTCATTTCAGCAGCTTGATTCGCTGATTCTTTAAGTGGCTCAAGTTCGATTAATACAGATTCATCAATGGTTTTCTGGGCATTGCCTGACTTCTCATTCTCCGCAACAATCAGATTTGCTTCATGATCCGCGATCTTTTCAAGGTCCTTCTTTTCATGCTCTTCAATATTCGAAAGGGCACCCTTCTTTTCTACGAGCTGTTCTTTATATTCATTAATGAATACGGCCGACTGTTCGCCTTCCTGCTGAATCGATTCTTTTGATGTATGTTTCTTGGCCTGATATTGTAATTTCAATCGTTCGATAGATTGTTCTAATTCGGTATCCAGCCTAATAGATTCATCGCTGATTCTGCGAGAGACATCATCTACTTTTGATTGCTCGTCCTTGATATTCTCATTCAATCGTTTAATCGATGAATTCAACGTTTCGCGCTGCCGACTGTATTCCAAAACCTTCGACTCTCTCGCATTAGCAGAACGTTGTTTAATGTCGTCAATTCGGATATTCAGACCTTCAATCAGCTTGATAGCTTCATCCAGTTTATTATTGGATTCCTCTGCATCCGATAGCTTCTTATACAAGGCCTGCAGATTAACATCCTTCCATTCAGCTCCGTTATAATTCTGTGGCAAATCACGCTTGATACCTTCAATGTTGGCGCGTAACAAGTTGATTTCTCCATTTATAGAAGTTCGTTCGGTGAAGTATCCCGTCTCAATCTCTTTCAAAATTTGCAGGATGTGTAATTGATAATCAGCTTCCGGCACTTCGCCAAACCAATTTTTGATATCATCGACTGTCCAACCGATCTCAAGCATATTAAGGATGATTTCTGTTTGCTCTTTTGCGTCCTTCTGTACAAATTCAATGGGCCTGAATATGTCACCACTTATTAACTTTTTGAGGAATGTTTCTGTGCTGCTGACAGCCTTTGAATCATGTTTAACCTTCAAATAGTCGGCTTTTTCAGAACGGATTCTCCTTGTTGTTTGCAAACCGTCATCCAGTTCAACGAATAGCTCGGCCTCATCCGCACCATGCCGAATAACTTCCGTTCTACGGCTTTTGTTCGTAAGCGATTTTTCCATTGCCTCAACAAGAGCTGTCTTTCCTGTGCCTGAATCCCCTGAAACCTTGTTAAACTTACCTGGACTAAACATCAATTCTTTGATACCCAACCAATTTTTTATTTCAATTCTTTTAATATGCATTTTGACATCCTCCTAATTTTTGTGTTATATTGTCCGTGAAATATTTACAAAGTGTTTAATTCAAGTGATCTCGGGTGCAACCGGGGTCACTTTTCCGTTTTGTTCGATGATAATTCTTGCAGTTTCTAAGTTCTCAATCACAATTTGAAGGCCATTATTGTTTAAAAAATCACCCATTCCTGCCATGACTGCCTCGGGACCAACGCCTGTTATATCTTCTTGAAGCTTAAGTAATCTGTTTAAGGACCTACGTAGATGTATTTCCAATGTTCTCAAGTGATTCCCCTCCCTTTAACTTCTTCCGCACCTCTTCATACTTGTTTCGCTGGATATCGCTATGAAAAGAAAACTTTGGATATTTACCATCAGCTACCCGACCGCCTACAATGCTAAGAGCTAATAAATCGTTGAAATCTTCACTTGCTTTGATCCGAATTCCCATGATCAAATTCATCAATCCTCCTGACCAGTATCCCGTTTCGGCACTCTACAGCATCTAACATGCATTCCAGGCAATGAGCTTGCTTGTCCTCATATACTTCGTAAGTGGCTTTCTTGCTACATCCACATATCAACATTTGATTGCCCATTCAGTAGGTATCTTTCTATTTCCTGAATTATTCCTTTCACATTCCTTGCACAAGTTAGCTCTTCGTTTATCGCTTGAAGCATTCTTTAAACTGAGTAGCATATTTTTATAACTGACTGGATATAGCCTGCAAGCTTCACATAATTCAGAACTCTTTAAAGGTTTAACTTTCCGTCCGATACCCAATAGTTTGAAGTCTTCTATAGTTAACTTTACAAATCCATAATGCCTACGCTGGATCTCCTGCATTTCATCTACCCACATTGAACGCGCCGCCTTCCTTTGTCGCCTTGTACTTATCTAACGGATAAGCGTCATTTAATAAATCTCTTAGCTTCAACATACTTGGGATATCCTTCACTTCGAAAATTGGATCAACTTGCGAACTCTTGTGAATTTGTAAAACGTGATTGCGCCTGTCCAAAGTCGCTACTCTCGATTTCCTAAAATGAACCGCAAGAATGTTCATTCGTTCGATTGGTGCATTTTTACCGTTTTTCATTTGCCCATCCCGTCCTTTCTGCTAAAAGTGTTTCGAGATTTGATATCTGCTTGTCCACTCTTGGCAGACCACCTTCAGCGACTCTTGATGTTTCTCTTGCCTTTTTCAGTTGTGTAAGATGTGTATTGGCTTTCACGTAATCCAACAGGCGAATCATGGCTTAATACCAGTGTCGCGTTCGATTTGTGCCATGGACATGAGCACAAAGTCTGTACGATCATCTAGGATCAATCCGCTATCTAAAAAGCGTTGTAGGTTGTTGTAGTGGTTGACTACTTCTGCAGATAGGTTGTTAATGTCTGTCATACTGTCACCCCCACATCTCCACGAGTGCGGTTACCAAGTGGTAACATGCGATTGTGACGGTGTGCTGATCGGTAATATTGATGCTTTGCCGGTTCGTTCAAAGGAGGAATGGGAAAGTCTAAGCGGTCATACCAGTAATGCATTCCAGCGAACCAAAACATGGTCATTCTCCTTTCTAAGCTATTTCGAAATGTTTCTTCACGATTTCAAACACCTTGTTTTCACAGTGATGTTTATCGATGGATTCGGTCACTGCTTTTTTTTGAAATCCTTGACGCTCCCTGCGTGAATCATTTTTGTACTGCCAGCTCTCCCCCATTAGCTTGTTTGCGTAGTTAGCTTGCAAAAAATAGATATCCCCACAGTCATTTATGTTGTATCTTGGTCTGATTTCATTTCCTACATATCTAGGATCGAGGTCACCTAAATACAATTCCTTTTCGTTGTTTGCATCACGCTTATAGTTCATTAATTCCTCTGCGAATGCTCTAGCCTTTTCGATAAAGTTTTCATCATGCTTAACTATGAAAAAGTGCCGTGAATAGTAATATTGCGAAATGATTAAGGTATATTCGTACATGGTCATTCTCCTTTCAATTTAACGTGATCAATTTCCCTTTTGATTCCACTTCTTGTAAATCCAATAACGAACAACACGTCCACAACTAACACAGCGACTAAGGCCCATAACCAGCTCATCAAATTAAAGTTCCAATCGCTAACTCTTTAACAATCGTTGTATAGATTTCCTTGAGCCGTGGTTCAGACTCGATGACATCTAAGCGGTTGGTATCTTTAATCTTCGTTTTGGTTACTCCCTGTTCCATAAGTCGTTCATGCATGTTAGCAAGGCGTATTCCAAGGTTACATTTAGCACGTTCCTCCAGGAGCCGGTAACTCTCTCTTCTAACTTCCTGATGTCCTCCCATTCTGTTGGCAGCTCCGTTAAGTAATCCTTTTATCTTTGATCTCCAATTCTCGTCACGCTGCAGGAAGGTTTCTTTGATCGTTGTAAGCTGTTGCTCTTGTTCTATTTGCCGTTGTTCGATTTGCTTTAATCCCTGTTCCATATTGATTAAAAGTTGGAGTTGAGGGCTTAATGCGCTTGTATCTAATGCTTGTAAATCTTTAATGCGATAATAATCATCCACTAAAGTTTCATAAGCTTCCCATGCTCGATCTGTATTTAATGATTTAGCGTGAAGCCAAGCTCCTTTTTCAGTCCACAGGTAAAGCCTGTTTATCGAACCTTGAAATTCACGATTCGTTCTTTTGAATGCTTTCAAGTCTTCATCGATAAGCAAAAAGTAATGTTTACCCTCTGTGTAACGCTCGCTGTTGTAATTGAAGTTGTAACTGACCTTATCCGGTGTTGACTCAAACGATTCTGCCAGTTGGGCAGTTGTTAAAACTCTTTGACTGTTGTGATTGATAACTTGTAGTTGATTCATTTGATTTCCCCTTTCTTAGCTCGTCCTTTTAATGGATTCTTCGAGAGTCCGATTAAGAACAATGTGTCGAGTGCCAAAATTGCCGCTAAGACCCATAATAGAATTGTCATCGTTTTGTCCGGTAAAGAATGAACTCTATATTTCCAAGTTCGTCGAACAATTCATGTGCTATTTTCCATTTCCCAGTACCTAGCATGTCGTTCACGTCATCGATCTCACATGACCTGCAAACCTCCATCACATCACCTAAATTCATTTCCCCACTCCTTTCATCCGTTCTCCCCATGCTTTGAAATCGATTGGATCAATCAGAATCATGCGTTGGCTAAGCCGTATGCAAGGTATGCCACCGCTTTCTAATGGCTTTTTAAGTAGTTCGCTCACATACTGCGTAGAGCAACCAAGAATCTCACATATGTCCTTTACACGAAGGTATTTACTCGTCCCCATCAATTCCGCCTCCCTTTGGTTTGCCGATAGTAAATTCAATACCAAGTCCTAATGCCGTACACGCCTTATCGATAGTTGTCTCATTCCACCGACGGTTGCCATCTAGCAAATTATGTACATACTGTGGTGTATAACCGATCATCCTAGCTAAGTCAGAAGGATTTAAATTCTTTTCCTTCAGTACTTTTTTTATTGTGTCTGACATGTTCAATGTTCTCACCTCCATGGATAAAATATTAATCTATTTGATTAATTTTTACAATCTCCTTAATTAATCAAATAGTGGCATAATCTATCATCTAGTAAACATAATCCCATAGTTTAAAGGTAATTCTTCCATTTGCTTAATATTCCTTTGCATTAATCAAATAAACTCTTGATTTTTAATCCATTTGTTGATATTATGAAATTAGACATAACTAATCAAATAGATGAAAGGTGAATTCATGTGGACTCTATAATAAAAAGTATTCGGAAAGAAAGAAAAATGAGCGGAACAGAAGTGGCTGATCGGATTGGTATTTCGGCTCAGTATTATTACGATATTGAAAAAGGAGCCAAAAAGCTCAGTGCAGATAATGCGGCGAAGTTAGCGGAAATTTTCGGTGTAAGCGTTGATTACCTATTGGGGTTGAAGGATGAAAAAAATATGATCGTAGAGGAAACGGAACCGTATTATGCTTTAACGAATAAAGATGGTTCTGATATTGCTAAAGAGTTAGAAAAACTAATGTCTGCGCTTGACAGCAATATGTCTTTAGCGTTCCATGGCGAAACAATAGATATGAATGAGGGACAACGTGAATTACTTCGTATTTCCCTTGAAAACTCAATGCGTGTAGCCAAGCAGATTGCAAAGAAAAAGTTTACTCCAAAAAAATACAGATGACCCCCGGGGGACCACGCATGAGCATAGTGCAGCGAGAAGTTTCTAATTTGCTTATGAAATATGGGACAAATAATCCGTTTGATATTTCCAGTCAAAAGAATATTTTGATATTTTATGAAGAATTAGGTGATATTTGGGGTTACTATAACCTATTTGTACGTGTTCCGATGATCCACATAAATAATGAGCTTACAGAATTCAACTCTCGCTTCACTTGCGCTCATGAACTTGGTCACTATATTCTTCACCCTAATGTAAACACACCATTTTTAAAGAAAAACACTTTGTTTTGCGTTAGCAAGATAGAGCGTGAAGCAAATCATTTCGCAACCCACTTATTAATTGGGAATGATGTACCTTATCCCGATGAAACAAAAGCACAATTTTTAACAAGAAATGGTATCCCATCTAATATGCATGGTTTTTATTAAATCCAGAGAGGAGCCTAATTTTATGGCGTCATTTCGACAAAACAATTGTAGATGTGTAAAAACTGAAACAAACAAAAGATGTAAATGTGGAGCTGCTTGGAGTTATAGAATTCGCGTTGGAATCGATCCTGTAACCGGGAAGCGCAAATTAATTGAGCGTGGTGGATTTCGTACAAGAAAAGAAGCTGAGATAGAGGCGGCTCGCGCGGAGTTAGAGGTGCATAGCGGGACATTTATAGAAGAAAAAAATATTTCATTCGAAGAATTTGCTAAAGAGTGGCACGCCATTTATATGGGAACAGGCAAGGTTAAAATTAGTACAGGCAGGGTAAGGACGCATGAAATTGGTAGGCTTAGTACTTTTTTTGCGAAAATTCCAATAAAAGATATAACTCGGAGACAATACCAGAATGCTCTTAATAAGCTAAAGGAAAATGGTTACGCAGAAAACACTATTGATGGAGTGCACCGCACAGGACGAATGATTTTTAAAAAAGCTGTTGAAATGGAAGTTATTAAGAATGATCCCACTGTTTATGCGGTTGTGCCACGCATCCAAAAAACAGTAGAACAACTAGAAAAAGAGAAACAAGATGTAAAGTACCTTGAAAAAGAAGAATTAGCAACGTTTCTTGAAGCATCTAAACAATTTGGGTTAGAATCCGATTATGTAATTTTTATGATGCTTGCGTACACCGGAATGCGCGCTGGGGAATTTTGCGCTCTCAAGTGGTCAGATATAGACTTTGATGAGAATACAATTAGCATCACCAAAACGCTGTATAATCCAACCAATAACACATTAAAATATACTTTACTTACTCCCAAAACGAAAAGCTCTGTTCGCGTAATAGAAATGGATAATGTGTTACATGATGTTTTAAAGGCACACCAACAAGCACAAAAAGAACTTTATATGAGGTATAGAAAAACTTATCATAACAAAGATTTTGTGTTAGTTAAAAAAAGTCCGGAGCATGCAGGGTATCCCGAACAAATAAAGCATATCGAAAACCGCATGGCAAGGCTGTTAAAAATTTGCAAACTAAACACAGACCTAACACCACATTCGCTCAGGCACACACATACATCTTTGCTTGCAGAAGTTAAAGTTTCGCTCGAGGCAATCATGGAACGTTTAGGACATCAAGATGACGAAACAACAAGGAATGTATACCTCCATGTCACAAAAACACAAAAGAAAGAGGCCGCACATAAGTTTTCTCAACTCATGCAAAGCCTCTCCCCTTAA